AAATGGTCAGCCACCTAACATAGATAGTGTTCTTGAGTCAATGAATAAAAGTTTTAAGTAACATGGAAATAGACCCAGTAATATTTTGGAATGTAGTGCTAACCCTCATCATAGCTCCTGCTGTGTGGGCATTTAGAAACATGTTAGCAGAGATGAAACGTATAGACATACTGCTAAACAGAACACGAGAAGACTATGCATCACGAGCAGAAGTAAAAGATGAGATGCAACATGTAATGGAAGCACTACACAGACTAGAAGATAAACTAGATAGGGTATTAAGTAGAGAGAGCAAATGATTCAGTTTCAAGGATTTAAACCGTCAGGTATAGAAAAGATAGCTAACGCTATGGGCTTTCAAGGTGAAGAGAAAGACTTTCAAAAGTTTTTAGAAGACAACCCTGATAGACAAGCAGAGATGATGCGTTATCAGGACATAGCACGTAAGATGGTAGAGGGTGGCTATGTCAACAAAATGCAGGAAGGTGGCACACCTGCAAAGAAAGACATCCGTGATATATCATCTAGCATGGTAACAACACCTAAATTACCAGTCGGTGCAAAGGCCACTCCGTTTGGTATACCCACAGGTGATGCAGGGCAAATGATTCCTACAGACTCTGGACAGGTAGGTGATACAGCACCAAAAGCTACAACAACAACTGCTGATACAACTTTAGCAGATGCCCCAGCAGATGATGCTAGAACTACAACAACAATGCAACCTGACACGGCCATAGACAAAGTAACAGCCGTAACAGATGCACTTCAAGCAGCCCAAGTAGACCCAGATGATCCACGAGCAAAAGTAACTGCAGCTACAGCTACCAAGTCAAGTGTAGAAGACATAGATGCAGCTCAAGGTACAGCAATTAAGCTTGAGAATCCTGTACAAAGAGAGATACAGCAGGGAGAACTTGTTGAGCCTGTAGCTAACGCAGAGAAAGCATCTAAGTTTACAGAGCAGATACAGGCTGCAGAAGCAACTCCATCAGAAAAAGCAACCGTACAAGGACAGCTTGCATCACTCACATCAAACTTTGATGCAAAGAATCCACCAGCATGGGCTGCTGGAGCATTAAGAGGTGTTCAGGCTATGATGGCTCAGAGAGGTATGGGTGCATCTAGCATAGCAGGACAGGCTATGGTACAGGCAGCCCTAGAGTCTGCACTTCCGATAGCATCTGCTGATGCACAGACACAAGCTTCTTTTGAAGCACAGAACTTATCTAACAGACAAGCTCGTGCAATGCTTGCTGCAGAACAACGTGCCACATTTATGGGCATGGAGTTTGACCAAGCGTTTCAATCACGAGTTATGAACGCTTCAAAGATAAGTGACATAGCTAATATGAACTTTACTGCAGAGCAACAGATAGCGTTGGAAAACAGTCGTGCTGCAAATACCATGAACTTAGCTAATTTAAGTAATAGACAGGCAAAAGTTATGGCACATGCAAGTGCATTAGCAAATTTAGATATGGCCAATCTTAGTAACGAACAACAATCTGCTGTAATGAACGCCCAAAACTTCATGCAAAGAGATATGGCTAACTTGTCTAATCAACAGCAAACAGAACTGTTCACCTCACAGCAGAGAATACAAAGTATACTTACAGATCAGGCAGCTGTAAATGCAGCAGAACAGTTTAACGCTACAAGTGAGAACCAGACAAAGCAGTTCTTTGCACAGCTAGACACACAAATATCACAGTTCAATGCTGCCCAAGCTAATGCACAAGAACAATTCAATGCAGGTGAAGCTAACGCTATAGAAAAGTTTAACACAGAGGTGCAGAATCAAAGAGATCAGTTCAATGCTAACAACAGGCTTGTAATAGATCAGGCAAACGCACAGTGGAGAAGACAGATAGCTACAGCCGACACTGCAGCAATCAATCGTGCAAATGAAATAAATGCACAGAACCTGCTAGGAATATCAAACACAGCATATAATAACCTATGGCAGTATTACTCTGACGCTATGCAGTACGCATGGACAAGTGCAGAGAATGAGAGAGACAGAACTGTAAAGTTAGCTGAAGCACATTTAGTGGCTGACTCTAGTTATGATATACAAAAACTAAAGAACGACCACTCTTCAGCCACTAGCTTTGGTAAACTTATAGGTACATTCCTGTTTAGTTCTCTTAACCCACTTTCAAACATAACAGATATATTTTAGGAGTAACTATGTATAATTTAACGAATCCTGCAAAACAAGTGTATGGTACAGCCGACATGCTTTTAAAAGTTTATGATCCAGCTAAATCACAAGAGCCTGTAGAAAAGCCAAAAGGATTGCTGTCGAAAGGCACACGAATGGGATCTATGTCTACATCAAAGAAAGAACAGCCAATGGACGTAGCCTTACAGTATGCAAAGATATTTAGAGAGCAAAGAGAAAGTTTAGATAATGAGTGAACCACAACTTACACTAGATGCACCTATTCCCGGAGAGGGCTTAACTCACAAGTTAGGTGATAGACCTTGGCAGAAGCCAGCACAGTACACAACTGTTGATGAAGTTATTCCTTTTTACGTGGAAAAGATACGTAATCCTGATTTTACACCACAACTGCTCAAGGTTATACGTCTTGGTTTTCCACTCACAACTATAGCCAACTCTATGCAAAATGCTGCAGTTATGGAGGGCATACACAGTGTTGATGTAGGTATACTAGCACTACCTCCTGTTGTGGAATTACTTGCATTGGTAGCAAGAGAAAATGATGTGCCATATAAAACAGGCTTAGAAAGACCTGAAGCACCAAAAGAACAAAATCCCTCAGAGGTTGACATGGCATTAGCTATGAAAAGCATGGATGAGGACAAACCAGACATGCAAGAAGAAGAGGAAAAACCTGAAGAAGACAAACCTACAGGATTGATGGCAAGGAGAGAGATGTAATGGTATTACCAGTATTAGGACTTTTAGGATTAGGAGCTGCAGGACTATTTGGATCTGCAGGTAAAGCTATTGCAGGTGGTGCAGGAGAAGCATATTCTGACCTGTACTCTCAAGATAGGGCAGAGAAATTAGACTACCTAAAAAGAAAAAGATTAATGGAAGAGTCTGCCGAATTATCTAGGCAAGCCAAAATAGGAGAAGATAAAGAAGCAAACGAAAAAGCTAGACAACAGTTAGAGAACTCCGTAAAGAAACAAATAGGAACTCTAATGCAGAACGGATATAGCAGACAAAATGCTTCAATGATTGTAGCAAACGGCAAGGATTCGTACACTACAGCTTTAAACTTTGCAGGAAACTTGAAACCAGTTGACGGAGTATTACCAGACCCTGATACTTTTTATACTACGTACACAGGAGATGTTGCCCTATCAGGAAAAGATCAGGAAAAGATAAATGCTATATCAAAGGGAGAGTGGACAGAAATGGCTGTAAACTCATTAGATACGAACTATGTTGGTTCAGCAGTGTCTCCTTATCGTATAGTTATGACTAAAAAACCAACAGATAAAGATCAGAAAACAACAATATCTACTTCTAACATATTAGGAGCTTTTACACAAAGTTTAATAAACGCAAAAAGTTTAGAAAAAACAGATGACCACTACAATAAACAATTTGGTTTAAACGAATCTATAGATTTAAAATTTGATAACCTTGGAGAACCTGCAAATGAAGCAACTAAAAAAGTCATAGATAATCTAAATTCAAGAATAAATATGGTTAGGGATATAATTGGAAAAAATAACAAAGACAAAGATTGGGAAGAAACACCTGTTAAACAGTCTATTATAGCAACAGCTTTTGAAAATCCATTAAAACTACAAATAGATAGATACAATGCAGGTACAAGTAATATAGATCAGTTTACAGGTTTTGCTTCAACTCACGTATTTAAAGACGATACTGCTTCAGATATAGTAAATAGTTTAACAGCCATGTACGATGTTTATGAAAGTGTTAGCTCTATATATTATGGTAAAGGAGATCCAAACAGAGGTGCATTAGAAATAACTAAAGCCCCTAACTTCACACAAAGATACTCACAACTAGAAAACAACATACAGTTCTTTGGAAGCATGTATTTAAATAAACAAACCAGTCAATCTTTAATTAAGCAGGAAAATAGTATAACAGGAAGTAATGTAGAAAAAAGAACTGCACTACAAAAGTTTGTAACAAATAATGATTTTGATAGTGGCACTATAATTAAAGATGTAGATGGAACTGCTGTAGGAATAATTCTTGCTAATGGTGCGTTAATAGATTTAATAGAATAATGGCAAACCTAGAAGAAACTTTTAATTTCAACAAGAACAGAAGATACAGACAAATTAAAAAAGAAGAAGAGTCTAATCCTCTTGCTGTGGATCAAAATCCATCAGACATCTCAACTGTGCTTGACAATGTAGATGAAGATCTACCTGAAAGCATAATCCCCCCTTTCCCAGAAACTGACCCATTAGATACTGTGACAATTAAAACAGGAGAAAAAATGTCCCCTGTTGGCTCTACAGAAGTGTTTGATGCTGTAAAAACTGAGAAGATAGTCAGAGAAGAAAAAGATGCTGAAGAGTATATGTTTGAGTGGAACAGGAGCTTAAATAAACTAAGAGAAGCTAGAGAAAAAAAAGTAGAAATAGCAGGAGGAGAAGAAAAGTTTAAGCAAAAGCAAGAAGAGCAACTAGGTGAGATAAAAAATGTTTTTGCTAAAGAGGTGAACGATGGTAAAAAAGGTGCGTGGGCTAAAGCATTTAACACTGCAACATTTGGTTATGGAAGTGACTTGTTAGTTGATACGGCTATGACAGTTGACTATCTACTTACAGGTTTAGAAGCTAGAACAAAAGATGTAGTGGAAGCTACAGTAAATGCTTACGAAAAAACAGACGAGTTTTTTAATGGAAACTTCTTATCAATACCTAAAGTTATAGATGTAGGAGACTACATAGAAAATGCAACAGGTAATTTTTTATACAAGACTAGGGGTAAATCAAAAGATGTACCTTTCAGTCTTTTTGGTGTAGAAAGTGAAATGAGTTTTCAAGGACTTGATCTAACAAAAGAAATAGATAAAGATCCAGACGAGTACGCAGAGCAGTTTGTAAAGTTTTTGAAAGAGATGATAGGCTTATCTGAGGTAGGATTAGTGTCTCTGGCTGGTAGACCTAGAACACAAGATATTTTTGGTTCAGAAAAACTTAGATTAACAACACCTATACTCACAAAAAAGAAAGAGGAGTTACTAAAACAAGTAGTCGTTGATAAAATAAACGCTATGGAACGAAACGTAAACAAAACAGCAAAAGCACACAACAATATAAGAAAAAGTAAACTGTTTACTACAGATGAATACGACTTTAATGTATTTCAGATGACACGTAATGCTAACCAGATACAAGATGAGATAGATGCAAAAGTAGAAGATCTTGCAAAAAATGCCCCAGAGATACGCAATGAACTTATAAAAGATTTTGAAGACGGAATATCTCTAAACAAAGGAAAGAAAAGAGATGACCCAGACTACATAAAAGTTTCTTACTTAGATGAGAACGGAGATTTGATATTAGATCATGCAAAAGCTAGATCAATAGGTAAATCTGTGTTAAAAGACGCTACCACATTGAAGGGAGAAGTAACAGACTTTTTAAAAGACCCTTTTCGTGATCCTACGAGTCCCGGATTAGGGGATCTGATTGGAACTATGAATACAGATGTTACATCTTTTGCAAACCCTATTTTAAATCCAGATAGGTTTAACTCCATAGTGGCATTGGCAGCAAAGCTAAAGAAAAGTAATCCAGAAAAATTTAAAAGAAATAAAAAAGTAAAAATAGAAATAGAAAAAGAAGATGCAAATGGCAACTTAGTAAAAGAAGAAAAATTGGTTAGCCAAAAAATGACCATCATAGATAATCTATTTGAGTTAGCTGTTGATAAAGACATAGATGCCACAGATTTAATAGATGAATTAGATGATGTAGGACTGTCATTTGAAGACTTTGTTTTAAGTGTTGTGGGGTCTGGCTCTGAAGCAGGTAAAATAATGCAGAAGTTGAGCATGATAAAAAGATCACGTTCAACAGCAGACTTGATAGAGCTACAAGACAAGACAAAAATAGGTGAATCTCAGTTTAAATTTTATAGGGGATTAAGAAGATTTGAAAATGCTAGAAGAGGTGGTTTAGTATCTCAGATACCTACTGCTGCTAGAAACTTGCTATCTGTAGGGGTAAGACTTCCTTTAGAAACCCTAGGCAATGTAATAGATACAGCTATATACAATGCTGCAAAACCTCTTGAAGACGCTGATAGTATTTTAGATTTAGCAAAAGCTAGTGCGTTAGCTGTACCAAGAGGTGCTTTATCTTTGGTTGACTTTAACAACTGGAAGGGAAGCACCAGAAGTTTACAGCTTATATTTACAGATCTTAATAGATTAAAAGTAGACCCTAAGAAAGAACAATTTGCTACAGATATAGCAGGTATGAAATTCTACACACCTACAACAGATGTACAAGAGGTTGTAGACTTTGTTTTAAAACGACCTGAGTTTATAGAAAAACATAGCAGACTATTTGATAACTTAAACGATATACAAACTATAGGTGGGAGAGAAGAGCTACCGGGCATAATGAAAAAATTAAAGAACCCAGTAGGTGCTTTATTAAATGAGTATGAAGACTTTGTATATGCTATTAACTTTTTCAACCGTTATCAAGAACACATGGTAAGACGTACTGCTTTATTTGGAGAGTTAGAAAGATTAACAAAAAGAGAGTGGGGAATAGACTTATTACCTGCTCTTAACAGAGGTGGTATAAAAGGCATAGTAAATGACTCCTCTGAGTTTAAACCAAAAGAAGCACGTTCTTTTATGTCTATCATGGATGACGCTACAAACAAAGCACTAGATATGTCATATAGTGAAAGTCCAGATTTGTCTTTGTTTAAAGCTATAGAAAAAATTATTGTAAGAACACCTCTTGTAGGTACAGCAATAGCACCGTTTCCAAGATTCATGCTTAGTCAAATGGAATTGATGGGTACATATATGGCTGGTTCTTTGATACCTGCAACAAAGCACTTTGCCCATTTGATAAGGGCTGACAACTATATTCCAATAACGGATAAAAAAGTTAGAACGAGGATACGTGAGAAAGGTAAACTAGATTCTGGATTTTTAGGATCAAGAAAACTAACGGCAGAACAAAAACAAAAAGCAGGTTTAGATGTAGATAAAGAATATGTGCAGGGTTTCAAAGCATTTAGAGAGTTAAGCACAGACGATAGAGAGAGAATCAGCAGAAACATAGTTGGTTTAGCTGGTATATATGGAGCTAGAGAATACTTACGTACCCAAGAAGATGAGAATGGTAATATTCCTGATTTATCAAAGGTTGCTTTAGATAAACTAGGGTACGCTGTGGACAAAGTTGTAGATATAACAACGAATCACCCACTATATCCTGCCATATATGTTGCCAACATATGGAGACTTATGGAAAAATCTTTTGACCCTGAAAAGGGAGTGCTTGAAAATTTAGCTACTGCACCTTGGGGAGAACCTGTTGCAGACTATCTTACAAATGGAGGTTGGAAAGAAGGGTCTAAAGTATTTTTAGGAACTAATGTAAGAGTAGGTGTAGGTAATAATTTTATGAACGATATAACAGATTATTTTTTTAGTGCTGGAGATGCTATAAATGATATAGGATTTATGAGAAGGGCAGGTAAAATAATGGGAAACCTAGTATCTACTATATTTGTACCAATGAATCAGGTCAATGAAGTAGAAAGAGCTATGGGTATGCGAACTAAAAAAATAGTAGACTTGAATGAAGAACAAAGTTTAACATCTGGCTTCTGGTCTGAATTTAAAAAACCTTTTATAAAACTAGGACCTCCAAGTTTAGAGAATAAAAGAGAAGAAAAACTATTTATATATGCTCCAATAGATCAACCATTTGAAAGAGATTTTGGGACTCTAAAATTTGTTGGTATAACTGTTATTGACGAGCTATCAGAAGAGGGTAAATTTTTATCTGGTCTAGGAATAAGAGATTTTACATTGCCTACTAGAGGTGAAAGATCTAAAGGTGCATTAAACTTTGAAAAGAAAGCGATACAAGCTTTTCTTCCAGCATTGGTGGAATCAGCAAAAGTCGTAAAAGAAATAAACGAGGAAGACTACGATCAGAATATGAGTCCAGAAATTATTGACAAAGAAACATATGTTAATCAAATAACAAGATCTTATGTAAGAAAATCTTTACTTGAGTACAGAGATAAGATAATACGTCCTACCATACAAGCAACAAATTATACTGATAATCCTATAAAAAATCACATGGATAATTTAATAGACATATACAGAACTCTTAAAGTTCCTGACAGAAAAATGGGAGCTTTGTTGTGGAGAAACAGTGTTGGAAATGCTCGTGATGAAGAGTTAAACTTTGGAAATGTAGAGCATTTAAACACTTTATTAGAAATAATAGCTATAAAACTTGGAAGAGAAAAGCTACAGATGGAGCAGTATAGTGCTTTAAGAAACTTCTTAAAAGGAAGAGATGCTCCACCCTTAGACGAAAAGTTTAGAAAAAGTCCTCAAAAGAAAGTGTTTGAACAAATGAAAGAGGGAGCATTTAGCAATTAATTTTTCCAATCTATCTTTCTAACTATTTCTTTCACATACTTCAAATCTTCTTCAAGCTTTTCTAACTTAGTATTTATTTCTTTCAACACCTCAAACAGAGTGCGTGGCTCTCTGCTTTTTTTGTCCATGAAAGCCTTTGCTTCTTTTTCTAACTGCATCTCTACCTCTAGTTAAATTATCATAGTAGGCTGTGTTGAACCCACGTTCCCATTCTCTGTATAACATAGTATCAGAGCCATAAGGGTTACGAATCTTTCCATACGCAAACGCATCATAGCCTTTCATCCACTGTATCTTTAACGGTGCATCATGTTTGCCTAGACCACGTTCTTTTCTGGATAAATACTTCATACTAAGCTCCTATATCTACTATCTCACAACTGTCACCAGAACAGGCAAAGGTCTGAGAAGAATTAGTGTTGTCCTCTTTCTCATAATCTGTAAACTTATTCCAATCAATATGACTGAACTTACTGCTAAAATCATCGTATACAGCTTTTGTACAATCTTGATATGGTGCTTGCTGATAAGTATGATCGGAGTGTGGTAAGAAAGAAACACCAGACATTTCGTCAAAGTGTTTAAATACAAACGCACCCACTTCCATCCATTCATCATCACGCACAGATATTGTAACAGAAGGCTTGTGTTCACACCAATGTCGCTGATAGAGAAGCCACATCTCTAGCTGTTGAATAGCTGTCATGTCGTTTCTCACTACAGACTTCTTAGGTGACTTCATAGGAAAGCTAAACACTGTTTGTGTATCTGGCTTCATGAAGTCTGCTTCACTTGGTATACCACTATCTATCATGAAGTTAGTAAGAGGATCTTTATTATCGCCCCTAACGGTACGAATATAATAACTGCTATGACGAGGATGGATACCAGAACTTGAGTCCACGAGTTGTGATACTGTCCCACTTGGTTTGACACATGTGATAGCAGTGCTTTGGGGTACTCCAAAGATTGCTGACCACTCTTTGTTTGTTTCGACTGCAACTTCTCTGAGTGCTGTGAGGGTTTTTTCAAGCCCATGTTTTCTCCCATTTGTTAGTTCATTATCCATAATGCCTGTAAGGCTGACACCAAGAAGTCTTTCTTCTTCTGTGTTTTTATTCCATATCTTTCGCAAGTACGGAAACTTTGTGAGAGTAGATTGCGCTGTACCAAGTATAGTCGCAAGCATAACCTTTCTCTTCAAATCTTCAAACTTATCTTTCTCTCGTATTACAACCTCTGTAAGATTGCAGAACTGGTAAGGACGCAGTATGATTTCACTGCAAGGATTGCAACCAAACTCATGGTCTGCATCTCTTCTACCAAACTTCTTTGCCTGTTCCTTTGCTGATAACCTGTTGAATATACCACGTTCACCAGACTTTGATTCCACGAGAGATGTCCACTCACGTAAGAATGTTTCACCATCTGGTTTATCTGTATAGACAACAGAGTTGTTTGAGAGAGCCATCTGTGGTGCAGTCTCCCACCACTTGCCTGACTTGGCATGTCTCATGCGTTGGTCTGAGAGGTTAGACAAACTGATCATGGCTGATCTACGTACACCACCAGACACAACAACTTCCCCAACCTTGCACATTAAATTATGACAGTCATAGCTAGACAGCTTCTTTCCTTCGTTCTGTCTGAATAAAGCTACAGTAAAATTAAATAGATCAATGAGAGGTGCAGGACCACTGGCTCTACCACCAAACACTTTGAGCCTAGCACCTGCAGGTCTTACCTTTGACATGTCCCACACAGGAACTTCACCCATATATAGGTGTCCTATCAGCTTGCGTAATGCCTTTGCCCATCCTTCTTTGCTATCCTGTACTTGTATACATGTGTCAACTTCTTCTAAACCCTGTGGAATCTCAGGAAGTTGATTTACATATTGTCTCTCCACAGAGAACCCAACACCAGTGCCACACAAAAGAATATACATAGCTTCGTCAAAAGCTTTTGGATCATCAACAGGTAAATAGCTACAGTTATATCCTGCTGTATTATCTCTCTCAAGAGCAGGACCTGCAGTCATCAATGCTCTCATAGACGGCATAACTTCTAGTTTAGTTATAGCGTCAATGATCTGTTTTTTAGGTAGGTGGCCTTTAACTTTCTCAGTAATGTAGTCCACGTACCTCTGCACAGTTTCTTCCCATGTTTCTCTTCTGTTCTCTTCGTCAATCCACCTAGCATACCTAGATATTGCAATAAATTTTTGATAATCATTCATATTAGCTCTCCATTGTTATTTTTATATGTTTTACTTTCAGCCCATCAATATCATAGATAAACTCTTCTAATGCTTCTTGTATCTCTTCACTGGGATCACCGTCAGCAGGGATTGGATATTCATCTTTATCTACATCCAATGTTAGATATATTTTAACAACCATCACTCAACTCTATACCAAAAGAAGTAAATAAATCTGGAGACTTTTGGTCATCCTTTTTTATCTCTATCAACTTATTTAGATACCACTGTGCTTTCTCTAAATCCTGCACACCATTCTTGTAACGGTATCTCCAAAGATACTTCATTATATTTCCTTGCAGATAATATTCGTAGCCTTCACCTGTAGCTGATTGAATAGCTTCAATACATTCTACACCATACTTATTATAATGTGGTGGACTATTTACCATATCTTTATCCGTACACTTATTCATTTCCCATTTGGCCATACTACGCACTCCCATCTGTTTTACTGTTAAAATTAATAGTTATTATATTGTCCTTTCTACTGATTATCTTACCATTTTTTTTAGGTGGGTCAATCTCTTTTTCTAATATACTGTAAAGTTTTTCTCTTGAATCTGCGTCCTCTTCCATAAGCACAGGAACAGCCATAACCATTCTGACAAAATTCATCAAAGAGAAATAATCTGTATCATTCAAAGGGCTATGGTCAAAAGCATCCACACTTAAATTTATATTACCTGTCCACACACCGTCAACAATCTCTGGGGACACACGTATGCACATTTCTTCATCTTTAAATGCTAAGTAATTTAGAGTTTTGTTTTTCATATCTTTTTATTCCTAAATTGTATGAGTTCTGGATGTTTGTTCGTACCTCTTTTCTTTAGCCACTTCTCTGGTATGACTCTGGTGCAGTAAAGAAAGTCATTCTTCTCGCACCATCTACCGTAGGAGGTCTTAGATCCTTTTCTCAGTTTGTTGTTTTCGTTTTCAAAAACAAATCTAATGTCTAATTTAGGATGTTGTTTCTTAATCAACAAATGTTTCCGTCTATCAGCTACAGTAAATCTGCCCTTAGTTTCTATTATAATACCGTTTGGCAATACAAAATCTGGTGTATACATACGATAAGCTAGGTCTTCCCATTCTATCTTCATACCCTCGTATATAAATGGAATGGAGAGTTCTTTCAACTCCTCTGCGATCTTGACTTCAAGACCACTACGAAAACCTAGCCTACGTGCTACCTTATATTTAGTAGACTTAAACACCTACCACCAAATAGATGTAGATCTGTTGAACGGAAAAGATCTTATTCCAAGAGATTTAAGTTCTTCATTGACAGCTTCTTCAGCAGACTTCTTTGCATCCATAGCTATCTTCAATCCCTCATACTTTCTTTCACGATAAGCCTTTTTCATCTCTAATAGTTGCTTTTCCATTTCAGATATTTCACTAGCCATTTCCTCTAGCGTAGGACTTGATTTATCATTCATGCTACTTGCTCCTTTCTAATGCTAACATACGAAACAATCTTTGGCTCTTTAGCCTTAGATAACAGAGATGGTAGCTCTTGCAAGTTCTCCCAGCACGAATGTTTGTATCGGCAGAAAGAACATGTTTTACTTAGCACCCTGTTACCAGTCGGCTTACCTCTGAATGTTTCTTCTTCAGATTCATAACACCGTTTAAACACATTACTCTTTACTACTTTGACGTTTTCCTCAAGCTTTTTAACCTCGTTGTCAACGTCTATATTTTCGGCAGGTACGTACTTAAAACTACCATTAGCCTTATTTACTACCCACCATCCCCCTGCTTTCTTACCCAGAGCTTTGGCATAGCCAGCCAGTTGACCAACATAACCAAAAGCATCGTCAGAAGAAAGTGTATCAAAAGACTCAAACTTATTTCTGTAAGACCAATCAGAAGCAGACTTGATGTCATCAACAGCATCATTCAAAACTAAATCATACGTGCCACTAACCTTTTCGTCTGCTACATCCAGATGTACTTTGTCTGAATCTTCAAATTTTATTTTAGCTTCTTTCATTAAACCCTTGAATACAGCTTCAACTATATCGCCCAACATCATATTCATTACGAATGTTGTAGGCAGAGGATCTGACTTCTCTGGCTGATTCTTTTCAAACCAGAGTTGGCAAGATGGTCTACCTATATTTGACATTCGTAGGTGAAACTTTCTACGCTTCGTTCTTTTACCAAACTGGCGATTCAAAGCTTCCCCTATGTCTTTCTTTATACCTGCTATGGTTTTGGCAGACATAGAGGACTTTCCGTTGGTTGCATCTTCAAGGTATTGATGCAAAGCTATTTCAGATGGATGTTTCATTCAAATGGTATTTCTTCGCTATCAATTATTTCATCCACCACATCTACATCCATATCTTCTTTCTTGCGAGAGTTCTCTCCCCAAGCATTTATTATGTAGTCATTGTAGTTATCAATCCACTGCATAAAGTCGGCAAAAGTTTGCTGGTCTTCGTCGGATAGCTTGATGACATCGGATAGATTTAGAGATGCAGACGGAATATAAAAGCTATTACCATTTGGTAGCTTTCTCTGCTCTGTGGCCACCTCTATCATATGCTGTGGTGGTAGCCTTTTCATCTTAGACAGCTTTACAAAACAGTTGCCCAATATTTTAAAAGCATCCCTGTTCTCCACTTCCCAGATGAATGGAGTAACACCTAGTTCAGCAGGAACACCTTTTGAATCCACAGGGTTCTTCAACTCAACTGTTCCTAAGATAACACGGACTCTTTTGATTTGCTTTATTAAGTCCTGTGTCTTCTGGTCTAGTGCTTTGAAGTCCTGTATGAACCCAGCAGGTTTACCACAGTTGAAACCACCATCGTTGTCCTTGAGGTCAACATTAAGATTGTCATTCATAACAGTCTTGATGTATTTGTTCGGTGTATCACCAGAACCCATGACAAATCTCTTGTACATATAGCGTTGTAAGAACGGACGAACATTGGCTGTGGTGGAATAAAATGTTTCACCATCTGGTATCTCCAGCTTGTATGTTCCACCCTCTACAACTTCCACATTGACAGACTTGCCGTTGATCTCAGATTGACCCATCAAGGGTGAGTGATTTATGCGTAGCCTAGCAAGAGTGCTGGCCTTCTGCTTTGTGTTTGTTTCTGTTGCCATGCCCATAGCTTTGGCCATGACTGCGTAGTTATCTGTATCTATTGTTGTAATTGTTGTACTCATATATTTATCTCCTTATCTAATTAAAAACTATAGTTATATCATAGGACATCTTTGGTGTCAAGCCAATTATTTCCTATTTTTGATTCTAATAATAAAGGTACATTAAAATCTATATTGAAGTGATTGTCAACAATATTTTTTAAATTTTTATTAATGTCTCTCATTATTTTTAGTACGGCATCTTTCTCGTCTGGGTGTATGTCAATAACGATAGAATCATGTACAGAATTTACTATACAACTCTGCATATTTTCTAGTCTTTCGCTAATCTTTACAAGCACAAGAGGTACTATGTCTGCCGTAGCAAAACTTTGCACAGGATAGTTCTTGATCTGTGTACCATACGTAACTTTACCTCTGCCTTTTCTCTCTACATCTGGGAAAGAAAACTCTCTACCAGACGGTGTGCGTATTTTCAATGTCTCTATTGCTTCATTTGCAAGGCTCTCATGCCATTCTCCAATGCCATCATACTTACTTGTAAACTGCTCATAGTACTCAGCTTCGGCTGTCGTTCTGCCGTATCCTGTCGCACCGTACAATGGTGCAAATGTATGTGCTTTAGCTTCTTGTCTTGTAGTAGGCTGTCCAGCTTCACTAATAACTTTAGCTGTGTAAGCATGAACATCTACACCATTGGCTATCTCTCGCATGGCTGTCTTGTCTTGGGACAAGTATGTAGCAACTCTAAACTCTAGCTGTGCAAAGTCGGACTCCA